ATTACTTTGAAACCTTCCGTAGTGCCTTAATGTACAAATCATTAAACCGTCGAGCAACCTCTTGGGCTTGCTCTAGATCTTTCTTGGCTTCCCTTAATTGCTTATGGGTTTCAGCATTCTTTTTGCGCAAAGCAGCAATCGTCTCAGTTTGAGCCTCAAGCTGAGACTGCAACAATTCAACAATCGCAAGAATAGAATTTGGCGTCATGCAAACACCTCTATCTTGTCCATCTTGATAGTAAAGTTACGATTTGGGCAAGATCGACCAAGAACTTCAAGAACCGAAACTGCAAACATCTTCATCTGTTCTGCAGCAACATATGGCTTACCTTCCGCATCTGCATTTTCGAATCCAAGAACAGGAAACTTGGAATCATCGCCAACTTCATAAATGTAAAACATTTCTGCTTCTACCTGTGACTTATCAAACAGATCCATTTGTTGTTCTTCGCTCATTTCATTTTCCTTCCTAATGTTTCGATATCAGCACCGTCAGTCACATACTGCACGGCACCCTTGTTATAAGCAGGAGCCAATCGCTTGCTCTTGGCAATAATAGCCTCCCGAACCTCTGGCGACTCTTTCGCCAACTGCACTGGATCCATCACGTTCATACGTGCAGGAGAGAACTGTGTCGATGTGACATGAGACTGGAGGCTCAGTGCAACGTCAGAACCAGGACGCAGTGCGCGGTTACTACCGAACACTACATCGACACCCCGTAGACTCTTCAAATCTAACTTCTTGGCAACAGGACCCTTCGGCTTGCGAGCCTTGCCACGATGCTTATATGTAGATTTGGTGTAAACAATCATACTTTTTCCGTCAACTTAGAGACAGCATACTCAGCAATCTTGTGCCGAATCATCGTAGGAATATCCGCATACGGATCTTCCAAGAGATACCGACATCCATCTACCCAACTATTATACTTGACAAATTTCGCAAAGTCAAGCATATGCTTCTTATTTCTAGCATCAAAAATAATACGTGGCTTGACTATATAGAATCGCTTGCGATAATTTTGGTTTAGAGGTGCATCAATAATCATGCAGCATCCCTCTTCCAATTGTTGCGCGCCTTGGCACGATTGTACTGCTTGTGCGTTGGGACAACGCGCATCGCGTACTTGGGGGAGCGAAGGTCTTTCGCCACACGATTACCATTATGCAACTTGGTCATAACTCAACTCCAAAAAATCACAAAAAGTGCGTTCGGCAGGAACAGAATACTTCTTCTGATACTGCGCAATCGCATGTTCAACTTGTTCTTGCGTATTAACATACCAAGAAGCATCCGTAACACGCCTGGTGTTATAGGGACCACCCAGATGTGTGACCCGCACCTCATACGTGGTGTAAAGGGCAATGAGAACGCGAATCTCGTATTCCATTACACAAACTCCCCGTCCGTGAAATCAGCACCATAATCCTCGTCGGTGCCATAGCCAGCAGACGCATAGGCATAGCCATCGTCGTCGGCACTCAGCGGCTCTTCGTCAAAATCGAAGAACGGCTCAGGCTCACCGAAATCTCCCATGTCACGGAAGTCAGGATCGTCCATCAGAATCTCGATGGCACCCTCGACCTGCGCCTCGGTGGTATCCAAGTGCGAGGCGATGCGCTCAACGGATGCACCGTGGAGCACCATGACGCGCACTTCCTCGAGAAAATCCTTCATATAACTCATCTTCTTTCTCTCTCTTCCTACTCTATAGAACTATTATGCCTGAAATCGCAAAAAACACAATAGTAAAAACTCTAATAAAATCAATGACTTACGTCTCGTCGTCATCCCCGCCTGGAGGCGGCATATTATGGGCGATGACTGAAATCATCATGCCAGCCACAAGCATTACTGCAGCCCAGGAAAACATCCCGAACATGTAGAATGCAAAAGCGAGCACTAGGAAAATCACGCTGCTTCCTTGGCGAAATGCTCGGCGCAACGTGCGGTGTTAGCCAGACGCTCGACCTCAAAAGAGATCTGGCGCAATTTAATTGCAAACGCTTCCAGGTCCGCAGGAGTGCGGTCATATCGCAGCATCATTTCTGCTACCGACAAACTCATCAGCACATCATCCAATTTACGTTCGTTCTGCATATTAGGCAGCCTTCTTTTGGTTAGACAGAAGATAAACGCGAAGTTGCAAAAACTCTGCAACTTCGGGAACGTCCGCAGCGAGATGACTTAACATGGATTCATAATAACCAGCGACGTATGCATACTGCACTTCGCCGTTGCGAGACTTGGACTGCTCTTCGACGAGCGCAGTCAGTTCTTTGATATTCTCAGACATATTAATTCCCCAAAACCTTCTGAATTCGACCGTGTTCCAGGATGACACGATCACGCACAGCACCGTACACCTCAATCGGCGTCTCGAGCGCAATGTGGTGCTTGACCTCACCGCCATATGCAACGCGAGACAACTCGACCTTGCCCGTGACGGGAAACTTGTTCAGGTACAGCCCAAACACGCGCATGCCTTCTAGATTCCAATGACTCATAACAATACTCTCAGACAAACTTAATGTTTTGGGGAGCAACGCTGTACTCAGAGACGACGCGCTGCAGATTCGCAGACAACTTTGCGGAATTGTTGCCGCATCCGATGTACAGAACGGTCACACCATTACGGTTGATCGCAGTAAACAACTGGGTGTCGACCACCGAAATATTGCCCGAGCGCACTTCCACGCGATAACGCTGATTCATCATTTTGCGCCCCTTATCGGCGCGCAGGCAAAAGAGCGTTCGCACCATTCAGCCGACGCACGACCTCATCGGTCAGCACCACACGCCCATGGGAGATATACCCATCATGCTCCCTGACGTAGACCCAGCCATTATTCGACTGGACGCCCATGAAACTGTTGCAGCGACGGACATAGAAATCCGTGCCGTAGTCGAGCATCTGGTCAATCGTTTCGAAGTCCATCATTTTTCCCTTTTCGTTCATCATAGGTATATTCTGCCTGAATCCAAGAAAAAGGCAATAGAAAAAAACCTAATAGAATCAACGACTTACGTGACCTCCTAGAATCGCCTAGGTGACCCGATAGTTTGAGGGGAGGGGGACGCCGATGGCGTCCCAGAAACGGGCTGGAGAAGCCCGTCTAGGTCGGTATTATTGGTAGATAATCATACCTGTACCAGAATAATGACCGAGTGAACTAATGTCTATTCTAATAATAGAAGGATCATTAACCGAAGTCCACCAATCAGTCATTTCTTTTGAGAAATGGATATCATCCCAAAACGTAACACCTTTATATCCAGATTCAATAAAGAATTTATGAAACTCTTGTTCCTGAATCCCATCGTGAGGTGCAACGTCAATCATAATAAATGGTGCGTGGTATAATCTAGGATCTTTTCGAAAATCGCCAATAACATACTCAACATTATTCGGGTATATTTTTAGCTGTTTTACATCAACAATATCGTATGAAACGACCTTTACATTTTTATTTTGAGACAAAGCCAGGGAACTATGTCCGCGGAACGTCCCAATATCAAATATGGTATTATAAGATAATTTCGAAGAAACATATGCCAAAAGCCTGTAGTGTTCTTTCAAACCCCAATTCGGGTGACTGAAGAACCAAGGATAATCTTCAACAGTGAGATACTGCCTGAGCACATCCATATTGAATGAGGATATTTCTTTTTCTTTTTGCAAAATTTGTGTAAAATTGAACATAATAAAGCATCCTTATGGTTCCAGGGGAATATCTATTTCTACGGTTCGGGTTATAATACCCGCTTCGGAAAACATAATATCGGCGTGATTAATGGAATAATGTTTTCCTGCGCCTTTTCCCGAAAATACTCGATCGGGTCCAATAACTTCAATAATACCCGATTGGATAATAGCGCGAGCGCAATCCGCGCATGGTTTTGGTTCATAATTTAAATATAATCGGGTTCCCGCCAACTTAATACCATTTCGGGCGGCATTATAAATGGCGTTTCTTTCGGCGTGTTCTACCCAATTATATTTTTCTGGGCGGTCCCAGCGTTTATCATAATCTTCTTCGACTCCACGAGGGAATCCGTTAAAACCCATCGACAAGACAGCATTGTCATCGCCAACGATTACACAACCGACCTTAGTCGATGGGTCTTTGCTTTTCTGAGAAATCAGAGCAGCCTGTAAGATGAAAAGTTCATCCCAAGTCAAATTTTCCATAACGAATGTTTCTCGGGTTTACTTTTTGATAGAAATCTTACGAGGCTTCTGTTCTTCAGGGATGACGTTCTCGATTTCAATCGAGAGGATGCCATCAGCAATTTCAGCGGAGCGAACCACTACAGTATCAGACAAAACAAACTGACGACTAAATGAACGACCTGCAATACCCTTTACGATATAGGTGCGCTCATCAGATGCAGTCTTCTTGCCCGTAACCTTGAGTGAGTTCTTTTCGGCTGTGATTTCAATTTCATCTTCTCTGTAACCAGCGACAGCCAGTTCTACCACATAATTGAAATCGTCTTTTTTAATGACGTTGACTGGCGGGAAAGCAGTCGAGGTAGATGTTAGAAGATGCGAGGCATTGTCTAATGCCGCGAACGCGCTGTCAAATCCTAGAGCGGATGTGAGCAGCTTTTCATAATTACCAAACACGTTGTGTGACGTTAGTGTCATTTTAGTACTCCTTAATAAGCAAGTTTAGAAATGGACCCCAATTGGGCATCCACTTCTATTTATACACCAGTTGACCCAAATCCACCAGTTCTATCCATAAAAGGCTCAGGTATAGTATCTACTTCGCTGAACGCAAACGATTCGTTCTTAACTACTTCTGCCTGACAGATTCGTTCGTGCATCTGAATCTTTTGCACAATCTTAGAGGTATTGACCATCAGGGCGAATACCTGTTGCTGGTAGTCAACGTCGACGACGCCTTCGCTGTTTGCAAGAATCAATCCGCGCTTTAGAGCCATACCCGAACGAGCATGCAAGCGGATAGAATACGTTTTAGGCTGGTGCAGCCCATAGACAGGAACGTTGATCTTGAAGATTAGTCCAGTAGGAACGAGCAAACGCTCGCCTGGATAAATCGTCAGCTCGCGAGTATCCTTGGGTAGGAAACGTTTGACTGGCGTATTGTTTTCATCAAACCCAGAAACGACATCGCTCACTGGGGCAAATGTTAAATCAAAACAAGTCGAACCATTAGTGCCCCAGACAGGAACAGGTACGTCTGGAGCCATTCTATAAAATTGTAAAATCATAACAAACTCCAATAATTATTCAGCTTCTCTACGCTTCTTACCGATCGTGTACTTGCTTACTAGTTGCCAGTTGTTTTTTTCCTTGTGAGGAAGAATCTTAATTTGGCTTAGAGGAGCAATTGGCTCTTTTGACTTAGGCTCATCAACCAACTTTACCAGACCCCACTCTGCCATTAGATTAGCAATAGTGTTGCGTCTAGCAACATCGTTTTCTGACATACTAGAAGGTTTACCATCAAGTTCAAAAAGTTCTTTGAAATGTACGATGTAATACTTACCCTGCTTGTGCAGGATATGGCAAGACTGGTAGAGAATATTATCGTTCTTCGCAGCGACGCCAATTCGTGTTAACGTCTCGCGGACTTTGAGGAAATCGTCTTGCTGAGCAAGAGTCACCTCCACTAATTTTTCTATCATGTTCAATCATCCTTATGTAATTCTTTTTTTATCAAGATGATTTGATCGTCAGATAGAATCTTCAGGGCTTCATTAGCCTTAGCATTCGTATAGCCATAGTATTCTTTGACAGCATCCAAATCACTATTTTTAGCCCTTTTGTGCCATTTACTGTATGGACGTTTCGAGGCTCTGACTATATTTAGTAAAAATTGATACTGTAGTTTTTTGTCTAGGTTTGGATACTTGTTCATTTCATTAGCATACATCACTGTGTCGCGATAGAACGACAACGCTTTGTTTACCATGAAAGCAGAATAAGTTTTTTCATCATGCTCCGTCAGTAGTGCATCCTGCTTGGTTTGCAGGATGCTTGGGATTAATTCCTTGAATAGATCACTCATACAAACTGACACTCTGCCATGATTTCAGTCAGGCATGCGGTCAGATTGAGTTCTTGGTCAGCCACGAACGCTGCCTGATATTGGTATCGGGCAAGGATAACAACCGCATTCGGGATCGTAGACTTGTCCATAACATCATAAAGACTATCATAGACCTTACGGAAGATCTTTGCGGAATCATCCCCACCATTATCGGCGACCCACTTGCGCATTGCACCAAAGTTTTGACCCTTTAGCGCTACTACTAGTTCATTAATAGTAACATCAGCAATCGAAGAAAGGATACCAGCATCAATCCTTCCGCTGACGCTGTATCGCTGAAGTTCGTTTAGAACGCGACGATAGTCAGGAAAATGCTTCTTGACGACTTCAGCAAGAACTGCAGCTTCATATGGCACCTTCTCCGTCTTAAGAATCTCAGCTGCTCGCTTCATAAACAACGAAGCCATCTTTGGCTTGTCTTCTTTACGCAACTTGAATTCAATAACAGCACAACGAGAATGCAACGGCTCAATGATACGGTTTTTGTAATTACAAGTCATGATAAACGTACAATTATGAGCAAACTCTTCCATTGCTGCACGCATGGCTGGTTGAGTTGAATTGGGATTCAGGTAATCTGCCTCATCAATAATGATGACCTTCTTCGTTCCAGTGAACGACATCGTAGAGGCATAGTTCTTAATCTTGACACGGAAGGTGTCAATACCTGATTCGTCAGAACCGTTAATCATCAGATAGTCGCAACCGACTTCTTCACACAGAGCCTTGGCGACCGTAGTCTTACCAACGCCTGGTCCACCACAAAGAATAAGATGAGGAATCTCTTTGCGGTTCACATATTGCTGGAAGGTGTCCTTGTATTCCTGCGGAAGAATACACTCAGCAATAGTCTTCGGTCGATATTTTTCGACCCATAACACTTCATTCATAATATACTCCATAATAAAATAGGGCGGGAGGGTGAGTCCTTGGTGAGCAGTCTGGCAAAA